TTCTGGCCCTATACTCTCTATAAGCTTATCCGCTTCTCGTACATTCCAATGTTCTTTAGGATATAACTTCATATGAACATTCATCACAATCTCTCGTAATCTTCTTAAATCTGTTTGGCTTAATGTTTGTAAAAATGACATTTTTAACTCCTAACGTTTGTGTTGTAGGTTTAAGGGAATTTCATCCCAATTTTTTAACCCCCTGCTCTCTGTGGCTAACATCGCAAGGGGCCCCACATTAAATTAATCAACACCAAAGTTAATCTGCACTGCTGTAGTCGGTCTTGCTGGTTCGCTTCTGATTCCAGCTCTGTCCATTAAGTCACGACTAGCTTCTAGTCTTACGTTACCAGACTTGTGTTGTAATAAATCTACCATAGTTGCCATTGCTTGACTACCGTGCCACCCCAACACACTCAATGCCAATTCTTTTCTATAGTCCATAACATGTTGCTTTTGTGCGGTTCGCCACGCCCAAGCTTTGTTCGCACCTATGCGTCTTGATGCTTCGGTTACGGTGCAACCGTCATGCAACACTGCATGAACTAAATCGGCTTGTTGTTGTGTGATTTTTGGATGGTTCTTAATTAGTATTTTTGAAGTTTCTTGTATTTCGTCTAAAGGAACAACACCACGTTTATATTTATATTGTTGTTGTTTATCTGCATTACCTTTAGTCATCTGTACCCCATTCTCAATTAGCGTTATTGTGTACTTATAAGGTAATTGTTCCCAAATTGCTGTCAATTCACATTTTGTAAGTCATTGATATAACAAACGAATTTCATCGAGAAATTGTTTGTTATTAGACCAGTCAGTAGTTATTGTGGTACCAGAAATTAGCCATTTTCCCATCGAGGAAAAATGTCTAATGATACTTTTTTCTTTTTCATTAATATTGTAAAAAGTATAGCTCCAGCGAAAACCATGATGTGTAAGTACACATCAGGAATTTGTCTCAACGGCTATACGCCGCACTCGCCAAATACACGCTGTCGTTCTTAGTGTAGAATCATCATCAGAAGTTTCTGCGAACGAATCGTACTCAAAGCAAGAAAAATTAAGTAAAGAAAACGAACATTACCCTCCTACTGATGTGTTTCACACATCAAAGGGGGTCCCAATAATCGTAAATCTAGTTTTTTTCTAAGAAGAAACTTTTTAGCGGTACATCTTTCTATTAAGTGAACGCCTTCCGAAGTCGGAAGTCGTACTTATTATTGATAGAAAGACGTTCTTATTAAGTTTGTATTACTTCGTAATACAGGAAAAAGTTTGAAAATAACAAGATTTATTCTTGACTAAAGTTTTCTTGTTGGAGTCCGTAAAAATTCGTTATCAGAAACGTTCTGATGAAGATTTAGCCAATATCGGCATAACCTAGACAGAAAGGAGTACATCATGTCTAAAAAAATCTTATTAAAAACTAACGTAAAGTCAAAATTAACCTGGAGACCAGATCCAGAGCCAATAGATTTACCTGAGGCAATGGAGTTGTTTATGTATCCAAACGATACAGCAAGAATAGCGTCAGATGAAATACGACAAGCTCAAGAATCTGGCGATGAACAACGAGTATCCGAATTGGTCGAACTATATAAAGCCAATATATAATTTATAACTAAAGGGTAGGTAATCCAACTTGCCCTTTACAACTCTAGAGGAGGTCAATATGACACAACCAATCTTAAATTCAAACGCTACAATATCAATAGACCATAAAGCTGGTAGTAGCCCAGTATTAGACCAAATACCAGAGCACACTCAAGACGAATTAGCTCAATTATCAGCAGAAAGATGGTCTGGGATGTGTTTACCAACAGAAAAATCCTTAAACAACTTTGGTTATCACATGACATTAGCCCTATCTTCGTTAAACGAGTTAACAAGTGAAGATAGAATAGCATGTATGAAATTAGCTGATGGATTTTTAACTGTAGCTGAAAATAAGCGTGACGCAACAGCAGACGAAGGACAATCTGTCAAAAAGCAACTTCAAAATCATATGAGAAATTCAGATGGTGGAGATATAGATGTAAATAAACAGATGAAACTTGAAGAAAAGATTGCCAGATTGCGTCAGCAATGGTGCGTCTTAAAAGAGTCAGTAACAGTATTAGAAACTGTAAGAGAAAGAATGATTACAGAGCTAGGAATTCAAAGCTGGCCCAAGAGATATAATCGTAAAGAAACGCAAAGAAGTCGTAAATCTATTACAAGAATATCTGCGGACAGTCCAGAGTTTCAAGCAATAGTAAGAGAATGTAGAACATCACGAAAAACAAAGAAGTCTATTGTTTATAAGCCAAAATATAATGGTATAGATAATAAGGCATCGGAAGTAGAATATATCGTGCCATGTGATACAGAAATAAAATAGCAATTAAGCTATCAATCACTTACTCTCTAGATTCCAATTCGTGGTCGCTAGGGAGTAAGTATTTATTAATTATAAGGAGTACCTCAAATGAAAAATAAAGAATTAGAACAAAAAATTAACGAATTAGAATTTGCAATAGATCAGCAAGGACTGGCAATTAGAATTCTAGAAAATCAAGTTAGAGACTTAACAAGACCAACAAAAATAGATAAAGTTAAACAAAAGTTGGCAACAACAAAAAAGTATATTCCAAAACTAGTTTGGACTAATTAACCCCTCTAGGTTAATAACCTAACTAGCTCCCAAGTGGTCGCTAGTTAGGTTACTTTTTTTTCGATAATAATAAGCCAAAAATAGAAATGAAATTCCTAGCCCTTCTACAATCAGCAAAGCTGATTTCCGAAGGCCCGGGTTTAAGCCTCATACCCTTTGGAGAAAATTATGGAATATTTAATATTCGGTCTTATAGCTGGTACAGCATTTATATTATTATTTGCTAAAATAGGATTAAAAAAAATAGCTAATTATGAAATTATTGTAGATATTTTATCTACAGTAGGATTAGTTATCATGTTTGCAGGAACTTTTGCAGGAATGGTAGCAGGACTACTGGGGGGTATTTTTATTTCTGTATTTTTATTTATATACAAAAGAACACTTGGTTATCAAAAGCCAATAATTAAAAAAATGAAATTAAAATGGGTTGACCAAGATGCTAAGTGGCAATCCAAATAAAGTCTCTCTGGTAGACTGCAGTAAGTCCAGTAAGAGATCAGATAGGTACTATGTATACAGGTCGCTATCCTATCAGATGAGGTTATACGTGATGCCTCAAGCTCTACGTTGGTTTGATTTCACAGTTAAGCCAATGTAGAGTATTATAAATAAGCGTATATTTCAACAATTTAACAATGAAGGGAAACAAATCATGTCATACGCAAACATAACAATCTTAGGTAACGTAGGTGCAAAACCAGTAGTAAGAACTGTTGGTGATACACAAGGAGCATCATTTAACATTGCTGTAACAGAACAATATAAAAGCAAAGGTCAAATGGTAAAAAAAACACATTGGTATACTGTAGACGCTATTGGTGCTTTAGTATCTAATGTAATTGTGCCTTATATTGATAAAGGTTCAACAGTTTTAGTTTCTGGTATGCCACAAATAGATAACTATGAATCAAAAACTTTAGTTGATGGCAACGGAAACCCAGCCAAATTAACAAGAATGAAAGTAAATATTTCAGGATTTGGTGGAACGCTTAAATTAGTAGCTTCTAAAAATGCTGGTAAAGGAGCAAGTGTAAAAACTAATAATGATATTCCTGAAGATGATATTCCTTTTTAGTGAGTTATATACTGTAATTCTAGAGAGGAAGTGGCGGTAGGGGTACTCACTTGCCGCCGCATCAAAAAACATAATAAAAACAATAACTTAGGGAGTTAAGCCTCATGGGTAGAATGTCTGATTTAGATATAGAAAGACAAGAAAATCAAACAGAAGAAGAAAGATTACATGAAGAAGATATGGATCACAAACAAATGTTATCGGAGCTTCAAGTAGAGGCTTACAATAAAGGTTTTAAAGATGGATTAAAAACAGCCAGACATGAATATAAAGAAATATCTGATTATAATATTAGTAAATATGAAGAAAGTTTAGATAAAATGATAAAATCAAAGGAGAAACCTAAAAAATGACACCATCATTTAGGCGTAAAGCCTCATTTCTAGGTACATTTATACTTATACACATGATTTCCAGTATAAGTATATTATTTGCTTTATTATTAGTAGGAATAAATCCCACATTACTTGTATCTGTGCTAGGTGCACCGTTATGGATAACTGTGTGTATATGTTCTTGGAACTTAACCAAAAAATTTCGTAGAAGGAGAATGATATGAAAAAAGTAACAATAAAAACAATAGCCAACAGTAGACCTTTAACAAAAGATCAAAAAAACTATTGGGATCAAAGACTTACAGACATAATTTTTGAAAAACGTAAAGAATTAGAATCTGAACATGAAGAAAAAATTTCAAAAGAAGTAAATAAAAAAATAAATTATTATCAAAATTCTTATGAAATAAAACCTTTAATAAAAAAATTCTACAAAATACAAGAAGAAATAAAAGAATTAAAAGAAATATATAATGAAAAAGAAATATATTTAAATGGAAAAATAAAAAATGTATGCGATTTAATTCAAGAAAAATTAAATAATAATGATTTTTATGAAAATTTTACTAAAGAAATAAAAGAACATAATGATGAGGTTTCTTATGATTATCAAATTAAATATTGGAATTTAGATCAAAAAGGAATAAAAGGTTTAATGACATTTTGGGAAACATTAGCTGATGAAGAAGTTAGATTAGAACTATCTAAACATAATGTAGATCTTAAAAAATTAGACAATGCATTAATTCAAATGAAAGACGCTTTGCAAATGCAAAATGTTCCAAGTTCATTTTTTAATTTAATAAAGCATTTATTTCTTGAAAATAAAATATCTGCTGAAAGTATTCTAAATAGCGATATTAATCCACAAGAAAAAATAACTAAGCAATAGGAGGCATTATGGCTTTTGATATAAAAAATCTTGTAATAACAAAAATTACAACAAAAAAAAGTTATTATAATGAAAAAACAAAAAAACATGTAGATTACAAAAATCCTAAAATAACTAAATCTATTGTATATACACAAGAAGATGTTTATGATGGATTTCAGCTTGTAGAAATATGCAATTTTTGGAAAAAACAAGCTAATCCCTGGGGGGATGAAGTAGAAGTAAAATTTAATATTTTAGAGGATTACTAATAATGTTAAAAATAGAAGATAAAGTTCAAGTACAATATTTTGATGAAGAAGGCAAAGCAACAAAAGATTATGCAATTATAATAGGTCGTAGCTTTTCTGATAAACCAAAATATGATTTAATTGTAACAAAAAATAAATTTAAATTAAGTAATATAGATGAAAAATCAATTACTCTAACATCTTGATTTTATTAAGTTTTTTATGATTTAAATTATCAGACAATTTTAAGCGATTGCGATGAAACTCAATTTTACTTAATAAATTTTTACGTTCAACCCATTCGCTTCTAATTGGCTCTATAAATTCAGCAGGAGTAGGTATTTTACAGAACGTATGTGTTTCTAATAACTTTAAAACGCCTCGTTCCCATAAATCAGCAGGAATATCTGATAAAAGTTTTTCAAATCCTTTATAAGTAAAACTATCAGGTTCACGACATCCAAGCATTTTAGCAGTAAAAGCAATACCTTTACGTATTCTTTCTGGCCCTGCACCTTTTAATAAACGAAGTATAGATAACTCTGCATCATCTAAAAAATCATCAGCTTGTTCAAATTTTAATTCTTTAATAGGAATAAAAATAGCTTCATTTAAACGATTTTTAACCATTTCTAAAGATGTAACTTGTTTTTCTGTTAGTTCATTTGCCATATTGTTGCCCCCAATGTGCGATAAGAACGGATTCTGCTAATCCGTCATGTTTTTTAAGTTTCCAGAGATCTTTATATGCAGGATATAACTCTGATGCTAAATTTCTTGCTTCTTCTTTATCGGAAGATAAACCATAATATTTCTTCCATTCTTGCGGTCTAACTTCTACTACCTGATTAAAATAAATAGTTGTAGTACCTAATAGTATACCATAACCAAAACCAGTTTTAAAGGTAGAAGATAATCCTTGTTGTGGCATAGCTTGTTGTTTTTCAATATAACAAGTTTGCAAATTAACACGTTGTATAAAAATATCTCTTAATTTAATAATATTAATATATCGTGTTTTTTTATTGGCTATTTTTAATGTACTTACCGGCATTGATAAAACATTAAAAAAACTGCCATTCATAAATGTTATACCACCATTTAAACCTGGATCTATACCACAAATCATTTTTGTTTTTTTCTTGGTTTAAGAATTAAATCACAATCTAAAGTTTCAGCCCAAACAAAAGCATTAAATAAAGTTGGTTTTCTATTACCAATTTCCCATTTAGCAGTTAATCCATTAGCTATACCTGCTTTATGATCAATTTGAGGTTGTGATAAACCTAATTTATATCTTCTTTTTCTATATTGTGAGATTAGTTTCTCACAAAATTTATTTTCATTATCTGTCATTAAGTTAAGCCCCCACTTAAAATTTAATGTCAATTCACATTACATAATGACATGATTAAAAATAAAAGCCAATAATATTTTTATAATTGAAAGGATAATTTAAATGGAAATATTAATAGAAGGAGCTGAGAACACTCTCCATATTAGAAACCTTGCTTTATTAAAAGCATTAAGGTTAGAAATACTAGGTATGAATAGAAGTAAAGGAAGTTCTGCTTATAGTATTATAAAGAAAGAAAATAATTTAAAAGGTTCTAAAATAAAAGTTTTTAAACAATTTGAATCAATAATAAGAAAGTCAATAAATGAAAAAAATTAATATAAAATTAAAATCAATTAATAAGGAGAAATTAATGTCTGATTATGAAATGGCAAAAATACATGAAGAAAAATTACAATTAAAAAGAAACCCTGATGTTGTTGATTTAGAAACAGCTATTAAAAATACAGAAGTAATACAAATATTGACTCAAGCATGTATTAAATTAGATGATAAAAAAGCTATAGAAGGTATACTTAATATTATTAAGAATTTATCTACAGATAATATTTCTAATTTAGATCACATTGCTGAAGAACATTGGTATGATAAACAATGAAAAATGAATTAACAAAAGAACAAATAGAACGTAGAAAATTAGGTATAGGAGGCTCTGATGCCAGAATTATAGCTAATGGTACACAAGAAGATTGGCACGCACTTTGGATGCAAAAAATAGGAGAATTAGAACCCAAATTTAATAGACAACAAAGATTTCTTATGTCTTTAGGTGTTGCTACAGAACCTATAACATTAGAAAGATTAAATGAAGAAGTTCCTCTTATGAAACCAGAATTGACATCAGATGGCATTGAAAAATACAAAAAATCTTTAGAATGTGTTGATAATGAATATAAATTTTTACGTTGTAATTTAGATGCAAGAGTTTTATCTACAGGACAAGCTGTTGAAGTTAAATATCATACAGGAAATAAATCATTTTCTGAATTAGCAGAATATTATGCACCTCAATTACAACATAATATGATGTGTAGTAATTCTACAAATATAGTTTTTGCTGTTACATTTGGTCATTATGGCACATTTAAATGGGAATTAATTAAAGCAGATTATAATTGGTTAGCTCAATACGTTGAAAAAGCTATTAAATTTTGGGATTTAGTAGAAAAACGTATACCACCATTTAAAAATTTTAATGAAAAAGAAATGGCTAATCCAGATCAATCAATGCTTAAAACTATTGATATGACAAAAACTAAATCATCAAATGCCTGGACAGAACACGCTATTTCATGGCTAGTTAATAAACCATATGTAGAAAAATTTAAAAATGCAGAAACAGAATTAAAATCGTTAATACCAAAACAAGCCAATATAGCTATTGGTAATGGTATAAAAATTAAACGTGCCAGAAATAATCGTTTAACTATAACAGAAGATAATTTAGAAGATTTTATAAAAGAATCAAAAAATATGTTTACAAATGGAAAAGAAAGTGAGGATTAAATGTCTTATTATACAAAAGAAAAGAAAAAAGCTAATTTAGAACTATGGGAGCAAGTAAGTAGAACAAATCCTGCTCATACAAAACCTGTTTCTTTTGGTCGAGGATTTACAGCTATTGATGCACATTCTCAAATTATGTGTGCAACAGAGGCATTTGGCCCAATAGGTAAAGGTTGGGGTTATAATGCAGAATATAAAGTATGCATTGAAGAAAAAATTATTATAGCATACGTTACTGTTTGGCATACAGAGCCTCGTCAAAGTTTTGGCCCTATATGTTCTATTGCTTCTTTATACAATAAAAAAGGACAACTAGATGATGATGCAGGTAAAAAAGCTATGACTGACGCTTTAACTAAAGGTTTATCTCATTTAGGTTTTAATGCTGATGTATTTTTAGGCAAATTTGATGATAATAAATATGTTCAAAAAATTACAGAAGATATAAAACAAGAAACAGTAAAAGAAACAACATTACCAGATAATATAAAAACAATAATAAAAGAATTAAATAAAGCAACAAATAAAGATGCTTATGAAAAAATGATTAAAAAATACCTAAATGATCTAAATGGAATGACAGATGCAGAAAAAATAAAATATAGAGGTGAAGTATTAGAAAAAAGAAAAGAACTTGGGATAATTTAAGAAGTCCTTATAAAAAATGTGCTTACTGTAAAATATCAAAACCAGTAGGTGAAGTTATTCCTTTTTTAACTCCTGACGGTAATAACCATTGGTGGGCTTGTAGAACTGGTAATTGTTCTACAAAATATAGAGAATTATTAAAATTTTTATAGAAAGACTTCTGAAATGCAAGAAATGTGGATTACAGAACCATTAAGGGAATCTCTTGTTGAAATTTCAGAATTACAAAATCCTGATATTTATATAGGTACAGATCTTATTTGGTTACAAGATAGAAAAAAAACTTTTGTTTTTGGAATACATAATAATTATTGTAAATTTCATGTAACATATATAAATGAAAAAAAGAAAACTACATATTTATGTGTAGAAACTGAAGAACCAATAAATCCCCCTAAAGATATAGGAAAATATTTAGATGAATTTATATTAGATATTTTCACTAAAATAATAAGCCAATTAAATAAAGGTATAGGAGTAAATATAATATGAAAAATAATATATTAATTACAAAAGATTACTCTCAATTTAAATTTGTTAAAGGAAATAGAGCTATTAATTATACTCATGTAAATAATTTAGTTGAAAGTATTAAAGAAAAAGATTTACAAATGCCTATTATTGTTGATGAAAATATGAATGTTGTTGATGGTCAACATAGATTAGAGGCATATAGATTATTAAAAAAACCTGTTCATTATATTGTTAAAAAGAATTTTAATTTAACAGATATAAGACAAATTAATTCCGTTCAAAAAAGTTGGACACCTATAACATATATGAACTCTTTTAAAGATTTAGGAGTTGAAGATTATGTTTACCTGGAATGGTTTGTTCGTACTTATAAATTTGGCATTATTGAAAGTTGTCAAATGCTAACAAATGGTTCGCAACAAGGTAAAAAAGATGCCATAGAATTTAAGTTAGGTAATTTTAAAATTACTAATTTAGAAAAAGGTAAAAAAATGGCTATTAGAATTAATAAAATTGGTGAATATTTTCAATATTATAAAAAAAGAACTTTTGTAGCGGCTATGATATTTTCATTTAAACATAAAGAATTTGAATGGAGTAGATTTGAACAAAAACTTGAAAATTTTTCATCAATGTTAAAAAATCAAGGTAGTCGTAATGATTTTCTTATTAATATAGAAAAATTATATAATCATAAAACTTCTATAGATAAAAAAATAAGATTTGATTTGAACATGAAGGTCTAGAAATTGCATCACGCTAACCTCTAGACCTTCGCCCAACACGAAAGCTCATCGTGCAATATTAATCTAACAAAGAGGATATTATAATGCAATTATATACTAAAAAAGAAAAAACCATTATGCAAAAAAACTGGGAAATAGAACAAAATACAGGAGAAATGCAAAATCCTGTTATTAAATTATTTAATCCTAGCGGACTAGGAACCTGGTTTATTTCATCATTATCACCAGATGAAACATTAAGTTACGGAGTAGCTAAATTATTTGAAAATGAAATAGGAAGTATAGATATGGAAGGATTAAAAAAAACAGTATGTCCCCCATTTGGTTTGCCTATAGAAAAAGACCTTTATTTTAGTTCACAAAAATATTCAATAGAAGATTGTTTACATAAAGATTTATAGGAAAAAAAATTGTATAATGAAGATGATACAAAAAGATTAGATGCTTTATATAAATTAGATGCCATTAAAGAAACAGTTATAGTTTTAGAAAGTTTAATTAAAAATAATGCTAAACCAGAAGATATTATGAGAGATTTTACTAAAACTAAAACTAGTAGCGATTGGATAATAGTATTTGCACATATGGCTACTTGGTATTATATTACACAAAAAAGAAAAGAAGGAAAATAGGAGAGTAAAAATAATAGAAAAACCTAAAAAACAAGTAACATTAAATAATCTTATTGCAGATTGTGTATGTGTTGATGGTGAAATAGAGTTAAGAGTAACAGTAGAAGGCGTTCAATATTATAGAAAGATAGATATTCAATCAGCCTCATGGACAGTAAAAAGAATTGTAGACGCTATAAATCAAGCTGATAAATAATGTTTCACGTGAAACATTTATAACCATTTACCTGAAATCATCATTTCTGATAAACGTTGAGCTCGTCTTTTTGTTTGTCTAGCCCATAAACTGCTTACCATTTCTGAAGAAGCTTTTGTCCAATTTCTTTCTTCTATTGCTTTAAAAAAATTCGGCCATTTTTTAGGATTAAAACGAGTTATTCCCATATTAAATGCCATATCAATAACAACAGCTTTACGAACATCACTTAAATGTTCTATAGGAAAATCTTTAATTTCTGCTTCAACTCTTAAAATATCGTTTAATAACAATGATTTAGCTTCATCTTCTGATATTCCTAAACCATCTTTAGCTATATTTCTTCCAACACCTATTGTTGGATGACCTACAAGTATATCACCAGCTCCAACTTCTTGACCAGTAGAATCATCATAAACTTTTAAAATCATACCTTCGTGATCTATAATTAAATCTAATAAATTATTTTGCATTAATTTTTTCCTTTAATTTTTTTATAAGAGTTTGTTTTTTATATCTTCTATCTAATTCTATATTATATTTTCGACCTAATATTTCTAATTCTGCTTTACTCATTTTAGTTAAATCATTTGATGTTTTTGGTTTACCAAATAACCATTCAAAAAAACCTGCCATATTATTTCTCCAATTTATCGTTAAGAATAAGTTTTAACATATCATTACTAGAAGAATCGAGTTTATTACTTTGCTTAATATCATTTTGCATCATACGTAAAATTTTTCGATTTTCTGATAATTCATTATGAACATTATCTTGAATTTGGCGTATTTCTGCCAAAACATTATTAATTAAACCTTTAACTAAAAAAATAAATATATAACCAACAACTGCCGCCATAAAGACACCAGTTCCGGCTTCTGCTATTTGACTTAAGTCCAAGGTTCTTTAGGCCCATAACCAAAATAACTCCTGGCATGACCTTCCTCTATTAATTGTTCACATATATTATGTCCTTCAACATATGGAACACCTAATATTCTGCCAAATTTACCTTTACCATCTTTTTCTGTTCTTATGGTAAAATTCTTTTGCAATAACTCCTTAAGACGAGCTTTCGCCAATAAACCCAATTTTTTTTCATCCAAATTTCGTGTTCGACTTTCTGGTGTATTAATGCCATATAAACGCACTCGTTCCTTTCGCAACCACACCTTAAATCCCAAGTCAATATCCACATCTATGGTATCTCCATCTACAACTCTACGTAACACGCAACGATATTCATACATTAACTGCACAACCTTTCGTATATTTCATTATGAATTAATAAATCATCAACAAGTTCATCAGATATAACATCTATATCTTCATCTGTTGGATTAATAGGACTGGATATTATGCAATATCCTTTATTTCCGCTTCCTATACTTCCGCAACTTACCACGCTTAGACAAAGCAGAAGTAGCATTAATTTTTTTCTTAACTTCATCGGCTACCCTTATATCATCGAGTTGCTCTTTCATAACATCGGCTTGGACAGCTTTCCGCATCATCATAAAGCCAAATAGTTTTGAAGCAAGTTTCGCAATGCCTCCTAATGCAGAAAGCCAACCCATTATTTATCGTCCTTATTTACATTTTTACCTATATTACCTGCACATAGGTTAAGTATTCTTAATATAAACGATATAATTTTATCATCAGTCTTTGTTGGTGTAATTGCTGTAATAGCAGTGCAAGCAGTTACAACGCCTGTTACTGCCGCCACCCACGCTGGAGCTGAATCAAAAAAACCTAGAACAATATCCATAATTGTATCTCCCCATTTATTATTGTTTAAATCATAGCAGTAAACAAAATTCCTGCAAGGAATAATATTGTACTGCCACTTGATATATATAAAATCATTTCTAATCTATTAATACGAGAAATTACTTCAGAACGATGTTTTTCGCAATAATATTCATGTTGATTAAATTTTATTTTTAAATCATCTATCTCTGCTAATGTTATACTAGCTGTATGTTTTGCCATAATACCCCCTATTGTCCAGCTAAAGGATTGTTTAATGCTTTTTGTAGCATATCTCTTAATCTTTCTTCAAGTTCTTTTAATTTAACATCAATAGCTTCATTACGTCTTTGTGCGTCTGATTCTATAGCTGTTCTTTTGCCATCAAACCTATCTTCTGCATGTTGTATTAAAGTTCTTACATCATTTTCTGCTGTTCTTTGACTTGCTCTTATTTCTTGTTCGGTAGTTCTTGATCTTTTATCAACTGAACTTATATTATCCATAACTTCATTAATATCTTTACGCAGTTCATTCCGTATATCTCTAGCATCACCTTGTGCAGATGTTACTAATTCCATAGCAGTAGATATTTCCGATTGTAAAATTTGTTCCATATTGGCAATTTTAGTTTCTAATGTATTATCCATGCCAGATATTTTGTCATTTAATACTGTTTCTAAATTAGTTATCTTTTCTTCAAATACATTTAAACGACTTTCATAGCCAGATAAATCTGGTGGCTCATAAGATTTTATAACTTCTTTCATATCCATGTAATCTTTATACACTTCAAATGCACCATAAGCACCACCTACTAATGTTGATAATGCTATTAATATACCTACTAATTTCCCACCTCTAAATTTAATACCAGCAAATTCTAATTCATTACTCATATTTCATTCCCCCAACAATCCCAACCGTCTGTTTTTTGTCTAGCAAAAAGTTCTATGCGTGGTAAATCACCGCATAAATCTACAATTCTATTTCTTACACAATCTGGTTTTTTTGAATGACTTTCTATAGGGGTGTCTACTACAGAACGAATAGACGCATTAATTCTTTTAGGCTTACCTTTAGTCGCAAGTAAACACAATTCTGAATTAGCCCTTGTCCAATTACCCATACCCATAAACCAAGTATCCGTTTTTTTATTTTTTTTTACCCAATTAAAAGCACAAGTTTTATATTCAAAACCCCATTCTTCCATTAGCTTAAAACATTCGTTTAGTTTAGGCATAGTAACCCATAAAAATAATATACATTCTTTATTAGCAATATCTTTTACTGGTAAAGAGTTTAACCATTCATTTGATTGTGTTGGGTATTTACAGATAGCACCCCTATTACCAGCCAATGCTTTATCTCTATATGACCACGGAGGGTCTGCATAGATAATGTTATATTTTTTGTTTGGTAAAGGTATCTCACTCATATTGTGCTCCAATCATTTGCTCAAACACTAAACTATCTCTGACTCCATAGTATGCACCTAATTGGTCTTGTAATATAGTATTTGCATATATTTCTTTTGATTCATACCACGTTGGTTGCACTTGTGTTGGCACTTGTTGGTATGTTGTAATGTCAGCACCTAAAGCATTAACCAATGCTAATGTTGTTAATTGTGCTACTGCATCATATTGACTATCAAAACTTTGCATAATCTCTTTAGCTTTTTCTTGTTTAGCTTCTTGTTTTTTAGTGGGTTTATCTTCTGCTTTAGCTTCTTTTACTTCTTCCTCTTGTTTAGGTTCTTCTTTTACTTCCTCTTTTATTTCTTCTGGTTCTTCTTTAGGCTCATTCTCAGCTACTTCTTTTTCTTGAGGTTCTGGCTCTGGTTGTTCCTCTACTACTTCCTTTGGTTCTTCTTTAGTTTCTTCTACTGGCTCGTCATTAGACGCTGTTTCTGTGGTAGGGTTACTATCCTCAACCTCCTCTACTGGCTCTGTAGGAGCTTCTGAGGGCGTTTCTATATCCTCATTTACTGGTTCTTCAGGTGTATTTGCCACTATTTCTGGTTCTGGCTGTGATTCTACCTCTATTGGCTCTGGTTCTTGTTGAGCTATTTCTGGCATTTCTATTGGGTCATTATTTGTTTCTGTTGCCATAGGTTCTATGGGTTCAGATATTTCTGGTAAATTCATAACTTCTGCTATTTCTTCTGTAACTGCTTCCATAGTTATAACTGGTTCAAAAGAAACAGTAGTATCTTCAAATGTTGTCTCTATAGGCATAGTTTCTTCAATAGGTACTATCTCTACCATTGGTTCACCTAAATTCATTGTCATATCTGGTAAATCTGGCATTTCAATAACTTCTACTAAATCTTGCACTTCTTCTACTGGTGTTGAGGTATCTTCTAAAGTATCTATAGGATTATATGTATTCATAATATCTAAAGTTGTTGTTGTATCTTGTTCTTGTTGTGCTATTTGCATCCAAGTTTCTACTGTTGTTGTGATATGATTATAAACAACATTATATTGAAACTCGTCCCAGAAATATTCTCCATAACCGCCAATTTCTATATAAACTTTATCTAACTCATTAGCAAAATCATGACTACCAGTAACTGTATTTACCCAATTCGTATTATTATTATAGTTATAAGGATTTTGTGTAAAAGTTGTTTTATCTATCGTTACCAATCCTGTTTCCCATTGTAATACATTATCATTATATCCTTTAGTTTGAACATAAGCAGTTTGTCCAGAATTTTGATACATGCTATTTGGAAAAGCAAAAAGAAATTCATAATTAACTTCTCCGCCTTCTTCAATACCAAAAGAATTAAGATCAACATATTGTCGCCAAGTTGTTAAACTGTTTGTTCTAGCATGACCACAAGCTGAAGTACGACCATCTGTACCAGTTGCAGGAAAACCACTTAATGCATCAGTACATGATGTATGTGAATAAACAGATCCAGCCCCACCCCAATCTATATCAGCATCACCCTCGTATCTACTCTGTACGACACCTGTATCGCCATCTAATACATCACCAGTATCTTTATGTTCAATCGTTACAGTTGTTTCTGTAATTTCTTCTACATCGCCTTGTTGTTCTATTTCTGTAGTTGTTGTTGAACCTTCATCTAATAATTGTGCATTAGAGTAGTAACAATAAGAAAAGTACACTAAAAATGCCAAAAGCAGTCGTGTCATCGCTTAAAAACTCCTCCTCTTTTACATCATTTACTTTTAACCATTCATCATAATCTGGTCTTTTTTCTGGATTATTGGCCCATTCTTGAGCCGCTTCTAATCCTATTTTTCCCATATATGGACAAGGTGTACCTGCCATTTCCATCGCCTGAAAAATTCTAGCGTCTTGACATAACATGGCAACTGCACCTACTTTCATACCCATACGAAATAATGCTCGACTTAATTTTAATCGTTCACAGTTTAAATCTCTTATGGCAGTGCCACCTGCTAAACCCAATATTTGAGTTTGTATGGCGGCACTTGCCGCAAAACTACAGACATCTTGATTATTAATAACTACTGAAGGGGCACTTGCAGTAGAAGGTGTTCGATCAACTGTTGTAGTTCCGCTAACTGTACTGCTTGTGGAGCTAACAGTATTTGTTTGAGCCATAGATTGCCAAGTAAAAAACAAACAAAATATGACTAAAATCCATTTCATAATTACCTACGATATTGCTTTACGTCTTTATCGTCTGTCCAACGATTTACTCTCGCCACAACATCTACTGTGCCATCTTCTTTATATGTATCAGTATGCAAAGCAATAAAAGCATCTAAATCACTAGCACCATCAATAGCATCACATATTGCTTTATGATCAGTACGAATTGCCGCCATATAGGTAACCACATCTGAAGGGATTGCCGTATCAGCAGTAACTTTACGTTGTATTAACCAGTCAAAATCTTTAAGAAATCCATTAGCTTGTGTAGTTGCTTTTTCTTTTGCTACAGTTTTTAATCCATAATTTATTACTTGATTGCCGTTTGCATCTTTTATTTTGTTACCATCTTCATCTACTGCATCTTCATCAGCTAATTTTCTATCGGCTGCTTTTTCTCCAATAGTTCTTACAACACTATTTTTATCACCTGCTATAGCAAATGCTTCATCTTTTTCTATGTAATAAGCACTATTAAGAGATGTACCACTTGTTGTTACTGGTACTATACCTACAGCTTTTAACTCGGCTGTTGTCCATGCTTGAAAAATTTGGCGAGGATGTTTTACTCCGTTAATCGTCAAAGACTTGGGAGATGACAAAATTTCCTCTATGGTATCTCTTGCATCATTTAGTTTAGCCCACATTGTTTTTCTCCTTTACTTTGCTGTAGAGTATTTTGCTGGGTTATGTGCTATGGCTAAATACACATAACCATCTGAATCAGAACCATTGACGTTACTGTTTGTAGTTCTGAATTTAAAACCATTACTTAAAAAATCCACACTTCTATTAGAATTATCTGTTTCAGCAGCTGAACTGTGTGTAGCTAAAGTTCTTGTAGCTGGATTATATGTACTTCTAGCATTATCATAGATTTGTGGATCATCTCCAGAATTTACAGCACGCAAAAATAACCAAGCAACATCAAATCCAGTATGAACGTAAGAACCGTTTTCATCAGCATTTCCCACATATGATCCTGCTTTAATCCAATCACAATTTGCAAAACAATAAGCTACATAATTTTCACTTTTTCCTGATTCACTTGCATCACCTATAGAAAAAACTGTGTTTGTAGGGTGTGAACCTCCCCAAACACCAGATGCACCTGTATCTTCTGCGGAATTACTATTTAATTTGAACATATTTAAACCCCTATCTTTATGATAAACTCCCCAATCACGACTACTTCTTGATCGTACTATTATCATATATGGAGCAGTATTTAATCCATGTCCTACAGTTCTTGTTGCTGATTCACCTGTATATGTTACAATAGAAAAACAACCAGAAGGATCAACTTGTACTGTAGAAGTTATAGAGCCATTACTATTACTAGAGGTTGTTCCACCATTTGCTCTCCAAGCAAAATTTACATGTAAACCACCATCATTAGTATCATTAGTATATAAATTACTACTTGCACCTAAAGTAAAACCATCAGTACCTACAGCAGATATATCTTGTCCACTTGTTTGATCTGTTTCTGCTCCATTTGTATTAGCAAATAATCTTTTACCGCCAGTAGATGATATGCCTCTTGATGTATCATATAGTCTATGAGAAAAAGCACTACCTCTACTTTTAAACCATAACCAATCTGGTTGAAATCCTAATCCTGTAATAGCACGACTAGTAGTACCATCACCTGTCCATATAGTAGCACCAAACAATTTTTGTGGATAATTGTCATCAGTTTCAGATGGATTTATTGCATTAGCTAATGGTAAATTGCCAGCACATAATGCTAAAAATCCTGCTGGTACGTCATATTTGAAATTGCCATAACCTGTGTCATCTGCATTTCCACCTGCGGTCAAATTTCCACAAAAAGTACCCTCACTACCTGTGTTCATTACTATTTCTGTATCAGGATTAGCCCAAGCAAGAGTAAAAGGAAATTTATGATCTGGATAATCTGAAGCAGTCCATGTTACACCAGCATTTGCACCAGTAGCAGGATTTCCTGTTCCAGAACCTACATCTCCCCACACACCATTGATACCCCACCAACCTTTACCTGCATCCATATCTATAGCACACATTATAACATCACCAGTAGCAGGCGCACCTTGATTAGTAAATGAAGAATGATTTGGATTTGTAGGATTTGTATCTGTGCTTCCAAATGGAGTAAGATAAACAGTAGAGCCAGTAAAATATCCCATGTGGCAGAAATTAGCTACATTAGTACCATTACTACCATCAAAAGCTCCTAACTGACTTCCATAATGCCAACCTACAGCAAATGAAGGATAACCATCATCTACAATATACCATTCTATATACCATTTACCAGTTTTAACACCCATAGTTCCTATAGTTTGATGATACTTATCATTAGTTTCTGATTCTGCAAGAAGATTACCTTCTCTTAAAGTCATTAATTTTTGTGCGCCACCTTGTGGAACTAAAGGATTATAAGTACAATAATTACCACCATTAGAATCATCGTTAAAGGTAGGAGTATCAGTTAATTGGTCATGTGATGCAAAATTTGCTACAGTAAAATCATTATCGTTACCTGAAAAATCTTCGCCAAGATTACTACTATTTGTAAACTTTAACCAATATCCATTATTTCCAAATGTTAAAGATGAAGGATCTTTAGGAATCCACACACCATTTTTATATTCACCTAGCTCAGAATAATAAGATTGTCCATCAAAAAACATACAATCAGCTAGTGATAAATCAGCACCTTCAGTACCATGACCTTTTCCAGATAATCCACCCCATGCTTGTACTAATCCATCTGCATTTAAATAAGAAAATGATTCATCTTGTGCAGTATTAGTAATCATAGCTTGATTTCGCCAATCTGGTGAAGGTGAAGTTCCAAGTTGTCTACCATTTACATAAACACGAATTCTGTCAAATTGTGTTGATTGGCTAGTGTCTATACGAAGAATTACATGATACCAACTTGCAGGATCACGATATTTTTCTTCACTTAAAAGATAACCAACACCTTGATTTCCTCCAGTATTTTCCATAGTTAATGTAGCATTATAAGCAATGTAAAAATAATTACCCCCACCAGTACCAGTTGTAAAAACATTATTTGCTCCTGCATCTGTAGAATCTGGCGTATGTCTTTTAACCCAAAAACTCATAGTCATCTTTGTTGTGCTTGTAGGTGTTCCTGCTGTAAATTTTAAAGTTGAATTTCCAGAAGCACTACCTCGTATAGAGTTTGCTATTTGGTAATCATAGAAACCAGTATCAGCTGGAGCAGATATAGCATTGCTATTTTGTAATAAACTCATTATGCATATACCACACTATTTGTTAAATAAGCATTTGTTCCATCTGAAAGATAGCTAACAAGATACGTTCCAGCTGTACTTAAAGTTGCAGCAGTTGTTGCAGAACCTTTAGTGTTTGCATGTAAACTTACAGTATGACCACCACTATTAATTAATAATATGTACCCAGATTGACCATCTGCATGATTAGTAAATGTTAATGTAAAATTACCAGACGGAGTACATTTAAAATTATTAGTTGCGTTCATGTCAAACGAGCCGTCATTATCTACTGTTAAAGCGTTACGTTGTGGCGCAGTATAGGCGTTTGTTTCATCTTTAGCTACAATGTCAGCATTATAAGCTTGAACATTTGTGCCTATTGCTAAACCAAGAGTTGTTCTTTGTGCTGAAGCATCTGCATCATCTAACAATGCTCTACCTGCCGCAGTACAAGTTATTTCTTCTATAGTACCAGCACCACTTGAACTACGACCTAGTATTTTGTCGGTAGCACTTACATTTACTATTTCTGCTAAAGCCACACCTTGGTCTTTAATTGTTACAGCGCCACTTGATACAGAGAAATTATCAGAATGGAAACTTGCAATACCTTTATTACTTGTAGAAGCATCTTCACCAGATATAGTAACTTTATCAGTAGCACCTACAACAGTATCTATTCCTTCTCCACCTTCAATATCTAATGTGTTACCGTTTCCTATAGTTTGATTAGTTCCGCTATCAGCAGTAAGCGTAAAATCAGACATAGTTCCATCACCATCAGCTCCTGCTGGCCCTTGAATTCCTTGAATTCCTTGAATTCCTTGACTTCCAGTTGCACCTATAATATTTACTTGTTTTACCCAACGAGTGTTTGATGTTTGATATTTAGCAATATCACCTTTTGCCGCACTTGATAAAGAAGAACTTCCATCTGTATCATACCAAGTTAATCCTGAACCTACAGCCGCAGTAAATAAAAAGAAATCGCCATCAGATGGAGAACCTGGAAAAGAATTTCCTGTAGACCATATAGCAGTACCAGGTATTCCAAAATTTAAACTTGCCGCCGCAGAACTGCCAGCATTTGCAACAGTTGGAGTTGCACCAGGTGATAATTCAGTTACAGAATTAACAGCTATTGTTGCCGCATTACCAGTAGCACCTGTTGCTCCAGTAGCACCTGTAGGCACTCCAAATGCAAATGTCATTGCACCAGTTGTTGTATTATAAGATGCACTAGCAGTTGCACTACCACCAGCACTTACAGTTGAAACTGTTGCAGAAGCACTTGCTGGATATACAATAGCAGACAATGTATTACCAGAACTATCAAAAACTAAACCTTTATTTGCTCTAGTAGATGCATTAGGTAATAACATAGTAACGTCTGTATCAGATTCAGCCAATCTAATTGATCTGTCGTATTTAGTATTATTTTCTTGTGCAATAGCAAATGCTTTATCTAAATCTGTATTTAAACTACCTATATTAAATGAACCTGATGTTGGAAAATCAGTTGCTCTTTCTATTACAATATCTCTATATATTGTAACTGTTGATGATACTACTGACGCACCTAAAGTAACGCTACCACCAGTAAAACCTTCATCATCTGCGGCTGTTCCTGAAACTGTAAATTGTGTAGAATTAGGAGAACTTGCTACTCTAGAATATGTTGTATCTACTCCACTACTGTTTGTTACAACTACTTTAATGTCATCTAAAGAGAAGAATGGAAAATCAATAGTAAAAGCACCTGCGGAGCCTCCACTATTAGTTGTATATCTTACTCTTGCATCATTATCTGCTATTGTTAAATTTGCCATATCATTTCCTTCATTAATATTTAAACTATGAGCTTAAGCGTAGGCAATTCACATCATGGTCTATATGTGTTTCTTACAAAATCTTGATTATACATAGCATCCATTAATGGATCAGCATAAGGCAATGTATTACCAGGTGTTAATGTTCTTAATGCCCTACGAGTATTGTAATTATAATCACCTGTTAAAGCTGATTTTCCTACTGTTAAAGCATTTATAATTTGTGTAGCACTTGGCCCTCCAATAGCACCTATTTTTGATGCTAATGTTGAATAATTAGGAGTAGCTACTCCCAATGCAGGACGTAATCCTATATTATAATCAGTAACTTTTTCTGCTATATTATTTATATCCATAAACCAACCCATAACTCCTGATCGTTCAATTCCTGCATATAATAAAGAATCAAAATCTGTTAATGCTTTTTGTCCATATTGTTTTCTTTTAATTTGTTCTACTAACATACCTAAAGAAATCATAGCTCCTACACCAATAACAAAAGCTGAATCTTTTTCTTGTAATCCTCTTGTTAAAACTCTTTGTGTAAAAGATTGTGAAAAAGATTTATATTGAGCAATCATGCTTCCCCATTCCGTAGATGTTAATAAAGCTCTATCTCCTGATCCTGGTGTAACGATTGTACGAGAAACATCTTCTGTTAAAGCTACTCTAAAATGTGTAACAGCTCTTGGATCGTTCCATTTATCTGTATTAGGTAATAAAAATCCATTTTTATTTTCACCATGTTTATTAACATTATTACCAATTCTTTTAAGCATGTCAGGATCTATTCCTACATTAGCTAATCTTTGTTTATCAAGTTGGGATAATTTTCCAGTTTTTACATATTTTTTTGCTATACTAGATATTTTATTAGATACCATTAATCCAGTTGTTTCTTTCATAATAGTATTCCACATATTTAAACCATTCATAAACATAAAAACATTAGTAGAATTATGTAATGATTTTTCAAATGCAAAACGGTTTCCAAATATATCTCCTACATCTGCTAAAGCTAAAGAACGAGAATTTAATGCCATTTCTAATGCTTCTCCAGCATTATGTAATTCACTTCTATTCATTTTTCTTATTATTTCAGAATTCATTCCCCATAAACCACGCATAGCTTGAAAACTATCTTTAAACCCATGATGCATTATCATTATTCCTATATCTGGAATACTAGAAATTGCCGCACCACCCATTAAAGTAATTACACTAAAACTTTTTAAACCACGAATAGCTCTTGATGTTAATCTATGCGGATCTTTAGGAGCTCCATAAGTACCTCTTGTTCTATCTCTTATTCCTCTAATATCTCTTAAATCGTTTTTTAATTGTTGATTTAATTTTTTAATATTTTTGTCATATGTTAATTTAGTTATTTCCCCATTTTTATAATTTTTATTTAATTTATCTAATGCTGTTTTATGAAAAGCTTTAACTTCATTAAGTTGTTCTTTCATAGTTATATCACCAAATTTTCTAGTAAATAAAATATCCATTCCCATTTGTTTATTATAATGCCTAGTTAAAAGCTCTATATCATTTTCTAACCAACGAGCAATAACTTCGTCTGGAATATCTAATGTTCTTTGATGTGCAGAACCAGCTTCTTTTAAAGCATCAAGAGTATCATCTATTTCTTGATAAGGACGTATTCTTAATGCGGCATCAAAATCATCAGTAGCTTGTTTTAAAGCTTGAGCTGGTTTAATACCTTGTCCAATATAATAATCTGTAACAGCTCTAATCCATTGAGATCGTTCTTTTAACATTAATTCTTGATTATGTATTCTTGGTACATAAAATTTGCTTTTATTAGTAAAAGGCCCATGTTTTTCAATTCTTTGAATTTCTTTTTGTAATCTTGCTATTTCTGCTAAATCTTTTTTTGTTTGTTTTTTAGAATCTTTTCCTTTTAATTTATTTAAATTAATTTTTAAATTTCTTGTAAATAATTCTACTTCTTGAGCTTCTTTAGCCATTTGATTATAAAATTTTCTATATTCTTTTGCGGCGTTTTGAATATAAGGATTAGGATGAACATCTCCATTACGCATAGCTTTAGTAATTTCTTGTCTAAAATTACTATGTGACATAATATCTTGTGCACCTTTATGTCTTTTAATCCAAACTTGAGCTAATGGAACCATATTATTAACCATATCTCCTTTAGCTATGCCACCAGCATATGTAATATATTCATCATGGACTTTATTCATTAATTTTACTAAATTTGATAAATACGTTGTTCTAAATTCTACTTCTACACTATGAGAACTTGCCGCACCTCTTAAGTTCTTTTTTTGAATAATTCCACCTATAGATGTAATTTGATTAACTAATCTTCTTGAAGCAACATTTGTACTATTTAATAATCGTATTACTGGATTCCATCCTAATTTTTCTAATCCTAATGCTTCTACTGCTCCTTCTTCTTCTAATTCTCTAGCAAAATTTTGTCTGCCATCTTTACCATTTTTATAAACATTTCCATGATTATAATGAGGATTATATGCAGATCCAGCACTAGGATTTACATTTTCTTCTCCTAAATATTTTGTTTCTCTATTAAAATTACCTTTAGCATTTTTTCTTAATCCACTAAATATTCCTGAAGCTCCACCAATAACAGCTAAAGATGTTAAAAAATGTTGACCAGTAAATACTTCTGATTGTTCTGCTCTAATATATTCTGTTGGTATTGTTGCCGCAATTCCATAACTAGATGCTTTTCCAAATCTTGTTAAAAAGTTAGCTCCTCTAACAGCATTAACAACACCAGTAGTTAACCAAAAACCTGGATCTCCTACTGTAAAACCCATAACACTTCCTAAAGTTCCCATAAATCCAGAAGATGCTATTAATCTTGCTCTATCTAATTCTTCTTCATATTTATTAATAATATAATCAGTTTCTCTTTGAGATCCACTACGATAAATGATTTTTAAATAATCAGGTCTGTTTTTTAATCGAGGATCACTAAAAGGATCATATGTAGGATTATGTATAAACTCTGGTTCATCACTTGCTATATAATTATAAATATCATCAACAGTACTTCCTTCCATAAAACCAGAAGAAAAAGCATCATAAGCTGTAAAATCTTTTGTAAATGGTTTAATTTCAGTATCTTTAGAATGATAAAAATTATTATCAAATCCTTCAAATTGATTAACTGGTTTTCCAAGTATAAATGCACTATAATCTGCCATTATTGAGCTCTTAAAAGATTAGGTTGTGATAAACCTAAATTATTTATACGATCAGCACTTAATCCATTAGCCCCAGCTTCTAAAAAACTACCAACTGTATTATTTAACCATTCTCTTTGTTTTAATTTATTATCTTTATTTCTTTGTTGTTTTAACATATTTTTAAAATTTAATTCAGTTTGTCCACCATCAAAAAATTTACCAAAAGCATCAGGAATTAAAAGTCTAAAACGTTGAACATCTCTATGAGTTTTTAATTTTCTTTTTCCTCCTAAACTATCTAATCCTTCATTTTTAATTTTATTCCAAATTTCTTGAACTCCACTTATTGATTCATCTCCTTTGCTTTCTTTATAAGCTAATTCTTCTGCGGCATAAATACTGCTATTTGTATAAGTATAATCATAATAAACAGGAGATTTAGTTCCATCTTCATTATCAGACATTAATTGAATTTTTCTATTATATTCATCATAATAATAAATTGCATATAAATTTTCACCTGTATTTGGATCTTTTCTTGCATATTGAACAGTAAAATCTACGTCTAACCATGATGTAGCGTGTCTTTCATCATCTATTTGCCTTCCTATTATATTTTCTCTTTCTGCTGGTATTCTTTCAGGTAAAGGAATTTTAGCTAAAGATAATTTCATTCCAATATCAGCAGAAGCTACTTCATTTGTTAAACTAAAAGAAGTATGATTCCATCCTCCTAAACTTTCTGCATCTGCTAATAAACTATGTTTTGACCAAGTTAAATAAGGTTTATCATCAAAATCTCCTCCAGCCGCAATTTCTACATTAGGATGCCAAAAATCTAATTCTAAAGCTATTTGATTTTCTATAACATCATCCATTATATTAGGATCATTTTGATAAAGTGAAGGATTTAAAGAATAAACTATTTTTGCTCGTGATATAACATTATCATAAAATTGTGGTGGTAAAGCATGTAAAACTTCATCCCAATCATATCCTGTAGCATCTTTAAATTTATTCATCATTACTGAGTTTGGTCTATATCTATGATCGTTCCATGGAGCCATTATTCTTGCATCTAAAAATCCTGAATTTGCATAAGATCTTTCTTCAAAAATATTTTGAATATGTTGTCTTAAAGACACATCATCTTTAACATCTGTATCATTACCTATTCCCCAAACTCTACCTGCTATACTTTTGTAAAAATTAGTATTTAATCTTTGTGTATTTTCAACAGTTGAATTTGCTGTTGCAAATTTTCTTGCTTCATCAATTCCTAATTGTGCTTTTCTAGCTTGATGATAAGCTTGTAAATAATCTACAGGAACACCCGCTTTTTTTAATCTTCTAATAACATCTATAGAAATATTATCTGGATTAGCAAAAATTCTATTTAAATAAGGCATAGTATTTTCTAATGCTTCTGGATCAAAACTTAAAGCTCCTTTTAAATAACTTGTATATACTCCACTAGTTGATCTATGTGTTCTAATTTGATTTGCTTGCATTAAAACTTGATCTGGGCTTAAATATGCTGGATTTACACTTGAATCATTAAAAATATGTTCTAAAGCCCATTCTCTAGCTTTTGAATTATCCATATCATCTAATGAAATATTATTATTTAAATTATATAAAACTTCATCTCCATAATTTATTTGTTTTAAAATATTTGTTTTTGCCGCACTCCAAGCGTTCATTATAGTATTAATTTTATTATTATCTATTCTTTCATCTTTATCTGTTATACTTTTTTGAGATTCTTTTACAAAATTAATTAAATTTTTTCTTACTTCTGTAGCATCTAATGAATAATGATAATGACTACTATCAACATGAATCCAACTATCAGTTATCATAAATTGAATATCTGCTAATTGATTATTTTTAGAATCATCTAATTCTTTTAGATATTCATCTAAAAAATATTTTTTTACTAAATCAGTATTTTTTGGTCCAGTAAAAGGATTGTCAAAAGCGTCTGGATACATAAGATAAACATCATCCCAATTTCTATATCCTTCTTTTCCTAATTTTATATCTCTCCAAATAGGTCTAAAAAAATTATCTGCTTGTTGAGTATCTCTTAAAACATTATGTCCTTGATGAAAACTTCGCCAAATTTCATTAGCTCTCAATTTTCCTACTTGATTTGCTAAATTATCTATATAAGCTTTTCTATTTTCTGGAGCAATATACAAAAAGTTTTTATCTATTGCTGATTTTGTTACAATATCATGTGTTATTTTTTTATAATTTTCAAGTTCAATAAAAGCATTTGCATCTTCTTTCTTTTTTTCAAGTATATTTAATTCTGTTATATGATTATTATATCTTTCTTCAGTAAGATTATCCCATTGTTCTTTTAAAACATTATTTTTTAAACTATCTCTAATAAATGTTTTATATTTATTAAGACTTTCTTCAATTTTATAATTATTGGCTTTATCTTCTGGATCATACATATGTAAAATTTTATTATAACCATATAAATGATTACTTATTTCATGCTGATCTTTAAAATCATTTATTATGTCATTAATATATTTATCAGTTATTCCTTTTTCTCCAGCATTTTGTTTACTTTTTAATAATTCTCTTATTAAATTTAAAGTTATATCTTCTAAAGGTGCATTAGTCATTTCAGCATTAGTTAAAGCTGACTTTTCAATATTGTCTAATTCAATATTAGCATTTGCTATGGTATCTTCTTTCTGTTTTATAATTTTATTGCTATAAGCTTTATTAATAATAGTTTTTGATCCAGAATTTATTATTAATTGAGCATCACCTATTAAATCTTCATCCATTTCACTCAAATAATTATCTGAAAGAATATTCATTTTTTCTTTTATAATTTCTGGCTCATAAGGATTTTCAGCTAAATATTTATTACCAAAATTTTCAACATCTGTTCTTAAAGCCGCTAAATATGTAACTCTTGCACTATCTCTTAAAGCTTGTTCATAATATGTATCACCTTTTGGTAAAGGTTTTAAATTTTCTAAATTACCATCTTTATCATAAGTAATAAAATTACTACCAGCAGTATTTCCTTCTTCTTCAGCTATTCGTTTTCTTTCTTGAAATCTTTTATCTAAAATAGCATTAGCACCATTAGCTATTGATCCTCCTAATCCTAATAAATTAGGAGTTACAGTTCTAACGCTTCCTGCTCCTACAAATGGTGTCGGTGTTTTTTGTTTAACTCCCATACTTTATTTCCATCCTTTATTTCCGCCATACATTAGGCCTTTTGGTAATTTATAGGTATTTTTACCTGTAGGTGATTTTAGAGTAGTTTTAACGCCTGTTTTTTGACCTTTTTTGTATTCATCCCAATCACCTAAAGCTCCAAATGCTGTACTAATATATCCACTAGTCATAGCCATATTACCACTTGTTCTTGTATTAGATGCTGATTGATTTAAAGAGGCGGCTTGATTCATTCCTGCTTGTTGTATTCTATTTACATCACGACCATATGCCGATAATTGATTAGATGCTAAAGCACGTGAAGTTCCTCCTGCTCCACTACGTCCATATGCCGCTTGTGCCGCCGCTTCCGTAGACATTGCTTCTCTATAAGCTCTTGCTCTATCAGCACTTGCTTGTTCTGTTTCAATTTGTGTAGCTAAAGCTTGTCTTTCGTAAGATTGTGCTTCAAGATTTGCCATTTTTTTAGCATTTCTCGCTTCCATTACACCGCCAACTACTTTAGCTCCCATCATTGCTATTGTTACTGGATCACCCATTTAAAACTCCAATTCTACCATTATACCGTTAATTGTAACTGGTAAAGGTTCTGTTTGTGTAATTGTTACTTCTCCTAATCTATCCCAACCTAACATCCAGAATTCTTTTCTTCCTGTAACTTTAGAAGGTTCAATAGATAAATCGTCATTAACATTACGAATTAATAATTTTGTGCCATCAGCACTAACATCTAAACTTTCATTTAAATCTAATACTGTGCGAACAACACGCCTATGTGTACCAGCAGAAGTTCCTCCTTCTACTTGTAATTCAGGAGCTAATGTTGTTAATTCAGGTGTAAAATCTAATCCTACAGTAATAGTTGAAAAAGTATCAGGAGATATATCTAATGTACCTGTTCCACTTACTGTTTTTGTTCCTAAACTATAATTACCTGTAACAACTTTAACAGAAGTATTATCTAAATGATCTAATCCAGACCAAGAAGCTGTTGCTGATCCTGAAGTTAAAATTTCTGCCGCATCTAATGTTATATTGCTATCAAATACTTCTAAATAATATACATCAGAAGAATTAATAGTTCTTTTAACAATACAATATACAACACCATTTATAGATACTATATTTTTAAATTGACCATTAGTTGTCCATTTTGACCAGGAAGATATTTTTTCATTACGCATAGCCATATATACAGCTAATGAACCATCACTATTTATAATATAAGCATAACTTTCTTGACCTTCATCATTTTCTGTTTGTATTTCTAATCCTACAGGAGTAGAAATTAAATGTCCTGACAATAATGATACAGAAGGTGATAAATAAGCTTGTTTAATATCATCATATTCAAATTCTCTTAAAGATTTTTTACCTTTAGATAAAAAGATAATAGCTTCATCAAATTCTTTTGCTTGTAATCGAGATGTACCATATCGAGTTTGTCTACGAAAAGATACATTGCTTGGTGTTAAAGGATTGTTTGCACTTGTTGGTGAATATAATTCACTATTATCTGTAAATACTAATAAATGCCTAAATGATAAAACTCCAGTAATTTCAGACACTTGGCTTTCTAAAACTTGTACTTGTATACTATCATCATCAGAAGCATCGCCAACATCAAAATTAAAATAATCAGATGTTTTTGATGTAAAAACATAATTAGGTAATTCTTTTGTTCCTCCAAACACTAAACGTCCAGAATGAAAACAACAAGTACGAGGATATTTACGAGTAGCACTAATAGCTGGTTCTTCCCAATCTTCTGTTACATCGCTGTTTGGTAAATTTTCTCTTACAGTAGCACTAGCTGATGTTCCACTAGCAACAGCAGTTATTGTTACTTGTTTTTCTTTAATACGAAAATTTTGATTAACATGATCGGATGTAAAAAAACTAGAAGAAGCTGTAATAGTAATATTTCCACTAGTTGAACTAGGGTTAAATGTTAAACTATCAGATTCAAATTTATGATAAGGTTGATAAACTAAATTATCTTTTGTTTTAAAAGCAAAATTACTTACTGTAAAACTTGATGCTCCTGTTCTTAATATACGTTGTGTTGCTAAATCTGGATGTGTAACAATCATAGTATTTGCTGTTTGTGCTACAATTAAATCACCAATCATATCTGATGTCCAAGGACAACTTCCTACAGTTGTAACAGAAGCTCCTGTTGCTCCATTATATACATCAAGATTAGAAGCACGAAAAATAAAAAAATATGTTTGCTCATCAGAAAAAATAAAAGGTTCCATTTGAAAAGATGTTCCTGATAAAGTTGCTAAATATTTTGTTCCTGGTCTACGTTTTACTCCTCCTTGTGCTAATATTCTCATATTACGAATTGTTTTAGCACCATTAGCATAAGCATGAGTATCAACTCTTGATGATAATAATGGATCCATTTCGCCACCAGTAAAATTTGTCCAAAATTGACGAAGTAAAGCCATTTTATTTCCTTATGTTTGCAAAACGATTTAACTTTATTTTATTTGTTGTAACAGCTTGACTATCTCTTGTTTTAGCTCTTGTAAATTGTTGTTCTGCTAATTGAGATAAAGATTGTGCAATATCACCTTTACGAATAATAGATAAAGCAAAAGTTGAAGCTAATCTGTAAACAACATACATTTGAAAATATGGGGGCCAATCATCTTCATCTGCTCTAAATTGATAAGTTGCTACTAAAGTATCATTTTCTGATACTTCTGCATCTAAAGTATAAATTTTATCTTCATAACGATCATATTGAATAGTAATATCATCATTAGTAATTGTTTGTATTATTAAAGGTTCAACGTCAGTTGGTAATTGATAAGCCGCATCCCAAATATCTACTGGTGTATCGGCTAATCTATTTAAAACCTTTTGTCCTGTAGCAAAATTCCAAGTATGTTGACTTAAACAATCTCTTACTACTGTTTCATACAATAAATTAGCTGAAAGAGCTTCATCAGTTTGATCGTCAAAACTTGTTAAAGGTTGTAAACCTACTAACACCATAGCTTGTTGAGCAATATCGATTTTTGAAGTTGTTGCCATAATAACCCTGTTCTAAAAAAGGGAGAGGAATAACTCTCTCTCCCTTTAATATTATTTTAGTCTGAATCAGCCGCAGAAAATGTAGTAATATCTTTCGTATCTACATTAGTTCCGTCATTTGAAGCAACTGCGAATATACCATAAACAGGTGTACCACTTGCCGCAGTAGTTGCAAAGATTACATCACCAGCGTTAATTTCATTAACAAAAGTGTTAAAGTAACCAGCAGAATCTACTGTTGCCGCCGAATCGTCAGTTTTGTAATGCCAAATATGGAAACCATTTCCACTATATGAGACTAAAGAAAAAGTTGATGCTGTAAAAGCCATATTTTATCCCTCCTATTTCTTTAGACCTGCTTCGATACATCCATTAGCATCGATAAGAACAGATTCCATTTGCATTTTATTTAAAATGAAATAACTATCTTTATCATTGTGATAATCAATATTAGATTGAACATCAGCACCAATAGCATGACCTACAGCAGTTCTGTGGTATAGAAAACATTTACGACAATCGACTGAACTAATAGTTACTGAATCTAAGCCAGAATGTGGAAACCACATAAAGCCTAGCCAGTTTTTAGCAGTCATTCCAGATGGGAATGGAAGTTGATCCATTCCTACATATTCAGCTCTGCTGAATTGATCTATACTCATTAATTGAGACCAATTTTCCCAGCCAATTACAGCATAACGCTGTCCATCATCAGGAACATCGTTATTACCCATAGTTTCCATTTGGGTTAAAGCCCAAGCTAATGTAATTCCGTTAGAAGTTTCATTAGATGCTGTGCTTGTACCGTCCATAGCTGTTAAAATTAAGTCATCGGTTTTTCTTCCCAAAGCGTAAGCTCCAGATTCTTGTGCTACAACCATTTCATCATGGTTAACACGTAAAGTATCTAGATCGTCTACCCATTCACCGGCGAACCAATCTGCTAATGTTACATTAACATTTGTATGTTCGAGATTCATAGGTGGAACAGAACCAGCACGTGCTTTTTGTGTAGCAGTACCTTTGCCTACTTTTTGGAACGTAGTCTTATTTTTTACGCCATCACGTGTTCGAGTTGTATTACGAAGTTTAGAACCCATACGCTGATAAGCCATGTGAACTCCAGCTTCAAACTCCTCAACAAATGATGTGCTAATAGTATTAAAAGCCATATTAGCCTCCAGTTAAAGTTAAAAAAAAGTTTGTTTTTCGGTTAGTCCTCACGCCTATCAAAGAATTAGTCCATATAGGGTTCTTGAATGTTGGCAATTTGGGCCGTTTAACATTTTAAGTTTTGTCTTTTAACAATACTTTTGGCAATTCACATTACTAATTATTTTGTTGTCGTGCCAATGCTTCAAATCCAGCTTTTACTTTTTGACGAAATACAGGATCATTTTGTGTATGATAACGAGGATCTTTCATCATATTTTTTAAATCATCTTTTGTTAAAGAATCTTTTAATTCACCGCTATCTTGCATAGTAACGCCTGGTTGTCCTGCTAGTTCCATAATATTTTCTAAAGCTTGGATTAATGGAGCAGTAATTGGCATTTGTGCTAACACTTCATAATTTTCTTTTTCCATATTAGATTTAAACCAATTATTTACTCTTTCTACTCTTTTTTCTCCATACTCTCCTAATATTTTTATTTCAGAATCAGTATCAGGACCACTTTGACTTACCAAATCAAAATATTCTTTAACCATTCCATTAAATTCTTTTTCATTTAATCCTAATTGGTGAGAACGTTCTTTCCACCAATTTAGCATTAAATCATCTTCAGGAATTTCAACAGGTAAATCTTCTGCTAATTTATAATCTTGTGGAACTTCTGGAACATCAGCAAATGCTTCTTTTTGCATTTCTTCTGCTACAGTCTTTTTTAAATCATCAGTACGCTGATAATGTCTTTTTTGTAATTCTTGATAAGCAACAGATAATTGTTCTGGACTATCAAATTTTTCAGGTAACCAATCTGGTCTATCAGCTTTAGTTTCTTTTACGCTTTCTTCAGCAGAAGTAATAGGAGCTTCTGTTTCTGTAACAGGTGCTTCTTTTTCTACTTCTGTTTCTACTTGAGCTTCTTCATTCATGGGCTTTCCTTTCTATGGTAATAATCTTTCTCTTTTTATTTTAATTTCAGGTTTTTTAGGAGATGGTTGAACTGGTCTATTTGACATAGAATTTTCAATATCCGCTAATGTTTGAATTTTTCTAACTTTTCCTACTCTTTTAAAATGTTGTGATATTGTATCACTAGGATAAGATTTACTTATTCTATTACTTAAAGATCTATATTTTTTAAATTGTTCTATTGCTCCTCTTGCATAACCTTTTACTTTAGATTTGTTCATTCCTATTGTCATTATGATTTCTCCTAATAAGATGGTTTGGGTTTGGGTTTTGGTTTAGCCATTATGTACCTACCTTTTTTAATGCACTTTTATGTGCTGTTGAAAAACTTTCTCCTTTGTTCATAGCTAGTTTCATTGCTTTTATATGTTTTGCAGAATGATGCGAAGAATGTTTTCTTAAAGCTGCTTTTTGTTTTAATGTCAATGCCATTATTATTCTCCTTTTAAATGTTTTAATTTACTTTTATAACTCATTAATAATCTCCTAATAAGATGGTTTAGGTTTTGGTTTAGGTTTTGGTTTAGCCATTATGATTTCTCCTGTTTTCCTAAAAATATTCTTCGTTTAATAACGCCAACAATCCAACGCTGTCCTTCTAAATGCTTTAAAGCACTTTCATCAATATTAGGACCATTAATATTGTTAATAGTTATATTTTCTAAATAACGAAGCAATTCAGCTCCGCTTTCTGTTTCAAATACACGAACTGCTGTACCATTAAGTCGGCTTTCTGCTTCTTTTGTGTATTGAAATCCATCACATGATGACATCATGTCTTTTTTTGTTACCATTTAACTTTTCCTTGTACTCCAACACTAAAATCATTTTTTCCTTGTATTCTTACTCCAGCATCAATATCTAAATTTTTTGTGCGATAATTTGTTTTTGCTTTAATAATAGGTTTACCTCGTCTTTTTTGAATTACATTTAAATTAATTTTTTTAACAGAAGTTTCAGCTTTTATAGAATTATATTTAAATCTAAGTTTAGTATTTCCTTTTTTAAATTCACCTAATGTTAAACTCATTGCATTAGCCCTCCTTAACCTATTTAAATACATCCATAAACATTTTTTTTTCTAATCCTGTTTCTCCAGTTTTTCTAAACCATGCATTTGGTTTAAATTTTCCTAAAATGATAGTACGATTTTTTTGAACTTTTCTACCTGTTGCATCAACAGTATTTTCAATATTAATTAATTGTTCGGCAGATTTTACATTTTCAAGTGTTCTTCCACCTTTTTTTATAAAATTTTTATAATCTTGTTGTTTTTTTACTTGATTAGGAACTATACCTTTATACATATCCTTATATTGAGGGCTTTTAGGACCAGGACCTGCACTCCTTCTTCTTTGCCTTGCTATCCAATTTGCAACTTTTTGTTTTAACATTATATACCTCCTTATTGTGGTAAGCCAACCTGACCTTCTTGTTGAGCTCCTTGCATTTGTTGCATAACTTCTGCGGCTTGTTCTACTTCTGCTTGTAATTCTTCTTGGCTGTTTAATAAATCTTCATCTATACCAAATTTAGATGCTAACCATTTAACAGTTCTTTCTCTATTCATTAACATCATTGCCATTTGTGGACCAAATGTTGCCATAATAGATTCGCTAAATCGCATAAAATCAGATACATCTTGTTGATCTTGTGCTCGTAATAAAGGACTTACTGGAACTATTCGTATTTCTCTACCATCTATACGTGGCAATTCTAATAATCCCATTTCTTTATATATGTATACAATACGATTAACTAATGGTTGTAAAAATTCTCTTTGCATACGACCAGCTACAGCACCCATATCTCTTGCTACTTCTGCTAATCTTTGAGAAACTTCTGTTGCAGATAATGGTGTTTTTGCACCTTCACGTTCTAACTCATCAATAAATAATGCTTTTCTTACATTACGTCTTTGTTCTTCTAATACTAATTGTGCTACATCAAATCGTGATGGTGATTGTAATGGTTCTATTTTACTACCTGCGGCTCTTGGAACAAAAGCTCCAGGTTGTAAAATAATATTTTCAGGATTAAATACTCCATCATCATCATACATATATGCACCAGCTATTGCCATTTCCGCATTTTCTAAAATTAACTTAACTGTTAAATTTAAAGTTTTTATTGCTGGCATTGCTTGTAATATTGGACCCCTTCCCCAAACTTCAAATCCAGATTTTGACCATCGTGTAGAAATCCAAGGATTACTTCCTGATCCTACATATTCTTGCACATATAAAACTTCTTTATGTGTTTCTGATAAACACACTTTTATCCATGCATCTTCTAGAGGTTTATTTTTATCAACCATAGTTGCTTCAATAATTTTTATTTTCTTATCAGGATTACGTTTTATATCATCTAAAATTTTTGGTGTTAATTGAAAGTAAGGATAAGTTTGTTGCAAATCACGAAGGCGTAAATCATTACGCCAATGAAACCAACATCCCACTTCATCGCCTTTTGCTGGTAATAACGCAACATGAGTTGGAGGAACAGAAGTAAATTTTAAATCTCCAACAAATCGACCTGGCTCACATATCATATTCATTGTGCCTACACCAAGATCTTGCAATCCTTCATGTAATTCAGAATTAAAATTACTATTACGTAATCCTTCATGTATTAAATCAGTTGCATTATCTAATTCTGCCATAACTCTTTGGCTACGCATATTTCCAGGATATTCTGGACCAGGCATTAAACGAAATGCTCGACCATTTGGTGGAAAAAATCCTAATTGTAAACGTGATGCAAATCGTGGTACTCCAACAACAGCAGTTTCATCATAAATTATATCTGTACGTTTTTGACCAAAAACCTCGCTACCAGTATTACTATCAAAAAATCCTTCTCGACCAGGTAATACATAATCAAATATTTCATCCCAAGTGCTAACCCAATTATCTCTACGTTTTTTAGCTTCTTTAAACATTTTCATTGTACTTTCGTACAAACTTGATTGTTGAGTTCCTTGTGGGCCAGTAGGATTTGGATCAGTACGAGGTTCTATTTGTGCCATTTAAACTGCTCCGCCTCCACCAAGATTACGAGTTTTTTGTTTTTTACCTTGTTTATCTTGACTACTTGTAAAACCAGCATAACTTGATCCTTCTCCCATTAATTGAGAAAAACCATAACGCTGTGTTCTTCTTTCTGCGGCTTCTGCTGTATTTTGAGCTTCTAATTCCAAACGAGCTTGACGTTCTTTTTCTAATTGTTGTGCCATACGTTCAGCATTAGGATCTCTTTTTGGTTTGGGGTTAAAAAAATTGCCCATAATTTGTCTCCTATTTATTAAATATTATTTTCTGTACCAAATTTGAATACTCCTCCATTTTTTTGCAATTCACAATACAAAGAATATGGAGTTAAACATAATTTTTTTATTCCACATAAATGTCTTATAGGACTAACGCAATATAATGGCAAGAGAGGAAATGTTATAGGATGTGGTTTTTTTTCTATTTCTAACACAACACCATTCTCTTTTAATTCACTTATCATACACGCTACATAATCTCTAGGTACTGTGTCAATAATTAAACCTTTAGATGACCATTCAAATAATATCCAACTTTGTGTTAAACTATTATATCGTAAAGCAAACGTATGAGAAAATTTTTTACGGAATATTGTAAATACATTCCACCATCCCCATCTTTTAGTTTCTACGAAACATATTAACCATTTTTCTACCACGATGCCTTCCAAAAGGATTAAAACTTCTATTTACAACTACTGCTTTTGCTGTAAAATTTGGTTGCGATGTTACTTTACGACCTTCTCCTCCACCAATAACAGCATATTGTAATGCATCATGTATGTGAGAAAATCTATTTTTATTTGGTCTTTCATCATATTTTTCCTGTCCAACAACTTGCATACGTCTATATTGGTAGCCGCCTTCAAATCCTGCAATTAACGTAGAACAGGTGGGGGATATTTGAAAGGCGGCATTACCTTCTACCATACGATTTAAAACAGTTTCTACTGCTTCAATACGTAACATTGGATCGTTGGTAGTAGCTGGAACAGCATTAATGCCATTGGCTCGTAAGATCATAAAGGGAGTATGTTCATCTGTTTGTGCCATTTGATTTCCAGCAGGATCCCCAATAAATCGAATATCATTATCTCTCCATCCTTGTCGAGCAATTTCATGTTTTAATACTTCGCTAAATCGTGTGGCTCCCATATCATTAGCTATAAGTTCATGGAGAACTTTCCATCGACCTCCCATACTTTGTTGGCAAAATATTGCCGCAGGAGTACGACCAAAATCTATACCTACAAGAATTTCTCCAGATGTCGCTTTTATAGGAGCATTACTTACATGGGTTTCATTTTTAAACATAGGATAAACAGGTTTACCATCCATTAATGTTTGATATTTATTTAAAACATAAACTTTTACCCATGGGCGTGTTTTTCCTAAAATAATTTTACTATAATAATCTCCTTTTAAATTTTCTGCATTTTCTCGCATTTCATTTAATTCATATTTCTCTAATTGACCGTCTTTATTTAAAACTTCTTTCATGGCTCCTGGTTGAGTAAAAAATTTCCAATCATCAGGTTTAATTAATGTTAATTTTTCTTCATCGGAAATATATTCTGGTGTTGGTACTTCGCCAGACATAATTCCCCACCAATGGGTTTCATCTGGTGAATTGGTGTCCATTAATACTCCAGACCAAGAAGGACCACCATCTTTCATTGACGGAAAACGCCCTACTCTCATCGTACAAGCATCAACAATAGACTTCGGAATTTCTCTCGCTTCGTTAATCCATAAACCTGTTAACTCTAAAGATAATAATTTTTTAACATCGGATTGATTATCTAACGCTAAAAAAATAATTTCCGCTTCAACAACAGATTTATCTGGTAAAGCAAAACGTACATGATGGGTATATGGCGGCGACCAATTAAATTTACCCATATCATCGCCAAACCAATCACGCCACGTCTTTATAGTCGTTGTTTTTAATTGTGGATTGGTATTTCTAATTACAGCCCATCGGCTTCTACGTAATCCTTTATTATCTATCTTCTGAGAACACGCTTTACGCATTATCTCAAAACAACATGCAACACTCTTACCGCTTCCTACAGGACCACGCAATCCTCGAACAAAAGCTTCGGACTTCATAAAATTTTTGGCAACACTTCCAGGAGGGGTATAATCTATTTTCATTCAACACTATGTGTATCAACACCCCTCTTTATTAACCTCTCAGCAACTTCTGGCCCTATACTCTCTATAAGCTTATCCGCTTCTCGTACATTCCAATGTTCTTTAGGATATAACTTCATATGAACATTCATCACAATCTCTCGTAA